CCACATCAACGTCAAGCAGAAGGTTCCGTTGAACATGGAGAGGGACTCAGTCACTCCAGCCTACAGTCGGAAGCTCTGCGCTCTTGTTCTCAATGCAACCCGCGACTTGTTGACCAAGGAAGAAGCGTCACAGGCTTGGGTTGCTGAGGCTATGGAGTCGGACTTTATCGAAGCCGAATCAGTTTCGAAGGTCTTGGATCAGAAGCACGGGAAGAAGAGAGTCATGCACGACCCGACCAACCCGGCTGCTTCAGCCGCTGCCGCAGCACAAGGCTACGCCGTAGTCTACGGAGGCAGTTGGTCAAAGAAGGCACACGATACCATTCGCAACAATAAACCCGTGACCAGCGCCTCAACTAAGTTCAAAGACGCTGGCGTTGACTTTGCGGCTGATGGCAAGGATGTCACCATCCCAAGAGACAAGTGGACAAAAGACATGAGGAACTTGAGCGAGTACGCAGAAAAGCTTCACACCCTTGTGCATAACACCACTTGCCATGTGAACTGGGTCAGTGACCCACGGGGCTATAGCGCTTGCTACGGAGGAGGTGCGGTGTTGCTAAACAAGCGTCGACTTGGCAAGCGCTGGCCAACTCAAGCCGTCAGTACCCGGCGTGGCTTCGAGAAGTATCTTGACCTCATCATCCATGAGTTTGCTCACAAGCACTCGGACTCTCACTACAACCTTGATTTTTCCAAAGGATGCACTCGTATCGGTGCCGCCATTGCTGTCCACCTATCAGACGCTGGACTACCCGAATGGTTCAACGGAGGCAAAAAATGAAGCAGACAGTAAAGCGAGGCCGAGGCAGGCCGAGCATGAGGCACCTAACGTGCAGCGTGAAAGGCTGTAATAAGCCGCACCGAGCGAAGGGCCTGTGCTCAAGTCACTACCAAAAGCATATACGAAAACAAAGAAAGGAAAGACAGACCGACCCGAGTGAAGACTTCTTGATTGATTGCATCGACATGAAGCAAAAGATGTCAGAGGTTGAATTTATGTACAACAAAAGATTGGAGGCAATCATGGCAAAGAAAGATAAAAAGAGCAGCCCAAACAAGGCTTACACAAACGATGAGGTCCTGGCTATTCTTCGGGCTGTGGACAGAGTTGAAAAGAGCCCTGGCCCTGGCGTAAAGACTAACCCAAAGAACATGAAGTTTTGGGAGGAGGTGGCCACTATTCTGTGGCACGATTCAGATTACCATCGAGAGGCAGGGGCGCTTAAGTCTTGGTACAACAAAAGACAACGGGAGCAGCGGGAAAGCGATACCAAGCCCGGTGGGCCGTTGGCAGAGAACTACACCCAGATTGGCAATGAGGTGCAGGATATGCGAGATGACATCTCCGAGATCCTCACCGAAATGGCAGGCATTCGTGAGTTCAGGGAATCAGTCGTTGCATCGGTAGATGACATCCGTCAAACCCTTCGCGACATCTGTGACCTTTTGACCGCAGGAGGCAGCAAATGAATGGGTTCAAACTAGAAGACATGAACAGCATCGAGCTAACCAACTTGCAATGGCTGGCTGTAATGACTGGCCTACAAAGACAGATGGCTTTCCTTAGAGGAAAGAGTAGATCGGATGAAGACATTCAACGGAACCTTGATATTATTTGGATGATTCGTACAACCATCTTTACCGAGGAGGAACTTAAAAATGTTCCCGACGTTCGAGCGCCAGCAGATTGATAGCCACGCATTGGAAGTGGCACACGCAGAAGGAATGAAGGCGCTTAGAAAAGCGAAAGCCAACGGCTCTACGGGGAAAGAGGCTGCGCTTATTGCAGAAGAAGAGAAGAGCAGGACGTATAAAAAACTTACGGGGACCGACCTCCCCGGTTTCCCAACGGAGGCAACTATGGAACCACTATCTAATCACGACGCCATTGGCCTGGCCGAGGGCTTTGTCGATGGCACAGAGGACGAGCGCATCCGCGCTTGGCAGCACCTCATCGACACTGGCTTGGCTTGGCAACTGCAAGGGTTCTTTGGAAGAACAGCGGTGAGCTTGATTCAATCAGGCATTTGTTCACCACCAAAGCCCGTGTTTACTGACTAACGCTTGCGTGCCCAGGCCGTACCCCTGGATTCTTGCGTGCGTGCCTTGGCATACTTTTCAAGAATCTGCACGGCTTTTTTCCTGGCAGAGGCAACGCTTGAAAGATCAACAGTCTTTAGGTCTGTAAAGCTTGAGCGTCTTTGGCGACGAGCTTTCCGACACAAAGAGTAAGCAATGCCAGAGTCAGGCGAAGCAAGCAGCAGTACAAACAAAGGCCCTCTTTGATTGTAAAGCGCATCACAAAGAAGCCTCGTGCTTACAGGCATGTCCCGTATTTGAGCGAGAACAATGTCGTCCTTATCATCCCAGTCTACATTTGAGTCGAGCCACTGTTGTGTAATGCGGCGCACTCTCTTTTTGATTGCAGGCTGTTTCTTAGGGACTACACTGTGGAAACATCTTCTTGAAGACTCTTTGCTCAAACCGCAGTGCTTATGCAGTGTGCGAATGATCTCAATCTTTGTGAATCCACTCAGCCGCATCTCTTGAACAATCTCTTGATGCTCTAAGGACCAAGACCTTTTACCCATGAAAACCTCTACAAAGCGACAGGCAGAAACAAAAGCGATGGACGTAGCCGATGGCTCTGAACCGCCAGCGGCACCATGGCATTATGGCGCAGCACAAATCTGGCTTGCCTGGAGAAAAGTACAATACGAAACAGGTGACAGCGTTGACCTGAAAACATTTGCTGCTGATTGCAGCAGCACAATGGTTCGGGTTGTTGCTCTTTTGTCTGGTTTGAACAAAGGGTCTGGGTCCTTTGATGCCGTACACAAGTGGGGCATTGAGATTTCTGCTGCTTGGAAAGAGAGGGGGGTTTCGTATGAAATCTGGTTACTTGCCAGACCAGACGGAACCATTGGCGCAAAAGCAATAGACACGTCTGTGTAAGGAGAAAAAGAACACATCAACTCTTACTTCTTAGGACTCGCCCGCTACTTCTGTGAATCCACAGATGTTCTGGACACCACCTAAGACCTTTAAAATCACCATCAATAACTTCCAAGTATGAAGCAAATGGCGGCGCAACAGTCTGACTCGACATTGCGTTTCTTAGACAATGCGGACAAACCCGGTCGAGAACAACACACAGGTGTCCATCGACTATAACCCTGTCGCCTATACTAAACCTGGGCCTCGACCCGTCACCTGACTGAACACTTGGAAATAAGGAAAATAAAATGCCCAACCCAAACTCCAAGAGAGAATACAAAACAACCGCACAAAAGTTTTATAAGATGTCAGGCTGCAAAACAATGGCAGAGTTTGCAAAGAAGACGAAGTTTCATCCAGTGACTATCAGAACGTACCTTCTACCAGATGACAGACCAAGCTGGCGCAAGGCTCCTATCCAAGCCCTACACACATGGGCAAAGGAACTCAAGAATGAGGGTGGGCCAGGAATTGCGATTGGTTTGTGGCCTGATGGTGAGGTGACGCTTGAGCTTGAAGACTCGAAATAAACGGGCAAAGAGGTGGGCGAACTGGAGAGAGGATCCAAAGCTGTCCAGTATCGTCGCATCCTATGAGATCGTAATCGGTGACAGGCTTTCTGTTGTAGCCATATCGAATACAGGTGTCCCGATTATGGAGATAGTTTCTCCTCGACGAGCCTTGAGATCTAAAGCGAAGAAGGCCGGGATGGTTTACGGGAGGTGGCCAACCGAGAACGGCGGACTGCGCCGTGGTTGGCTTCCAGGTAGGCCAGATGAACCGCTTGACACAAACCCGTATCTAATCGAAAAAGTTTGATACCAACAGGAACCCTGTTAAAATACTTTCGTCAGACGTTGGTTGCCTCCAACTTGACATTTGCGGCCCCGGTAGAGTCGGTCCACCGGGGCCGTTTTGTGTCTGGCTGGGGCGGGTGGACTCGAACCACCACCTTCCCGAGTAACAGTCGGGCGTCCTTCCAATTGGACCACGCCCCATCACAGCCAGGTTGGCTCGCTGTCATCGTCGTCGATGTCGCGCCTGATTCTCTTAACCTGTGCGAACTCAACCGCCCTTGGAGCATGGCGAGTCTTGTCCTCAAACTTTTGATTGGTTGCGTTCCACTCTGCATGGACTGTACCTGTCGGCCCACTGCGGTGCTTAGCCACAAGGATCTCCGCATCTGATGGGTCGGCTCGCTCATCGTAGTAGTGGTGCCTGTAAAGGAACATGACCACGTCAGCGTCCTGCTCCAACGAGCCTGAGCCTCGAAGGTCAGACAACATTGGGCGCTTGTTGGTGCGTTGTTCGCAACCACGGTTGAGTTGAGCCAAGCAGAGAACAGGTACGTTCAAGTCCCGAGACAACACCTTCAAGGCGCTCGACACCTGGGACACACCCTGCTCCATGCTTTCCGCTTTAGGCTGGCGAATGAGTTGCAGGTAATCAATAACGATCAAGCCGAGCTTGGGCTCCTTAGACTTCAACCTGCGTGCCTGAGCAGTAATCTTTGAAATGCTTACACCAGCTTTGTCGGAAACAAACAGTGGTGAGTCGTGCAAAAAATCCAACGCACCCGCTTCCAGTTTGTCCCAGTCTTTTGATCCGAGGTCACCAGTCTTGATGTTCCAGGCATTGACCTTCGCCAAGGACGAAGCCATACGATCTGTTAGTTGGTCAGCACTCATCTCAAGAGAAAAGAAAGCTACAGGAACCTGCTTTTCCAATGCTGCTACTGTCAGGTTCAGAGCCATGGCTGTTTTCCCCATGGATGGACGCACAGCTAGCAGCGTCAGGCCTGGGTGCAGCCCACTCAGAACATTGTCGAGCGCCACCAAGCCGGTGGACAAAGCCGTCACACAGTTGTTTGCTTTAAGCTCTGCAAGCTTCTCCCATCTGGTCTGAGCACGCTCCACTAGCTGCGGTCCAACAAACCAGTCATCACCACGCTGTCTTCCAGCAATATCAAGCAAGTCCTTCTGGCCTTGTTCAATAAGCTCGTCGATGTCCAGTTGGCTATCTGTTGCATTGTTCTTCAGCTTGTCTGAAGCAAGGATCATACGCCGACGAATCGCTTTCTCACGCACGTTCTTTGCATGATACTCCGTCAGCATGGTTGACCCAACCGCTTCTGGTAATGACATCGTTTCGAGAATGTCCCCATACCTTTCGCTTTGATTTGCGGACATCAAGTGGTCGACAAGCAGCATCACATCAATGCTTTTGCCCTTGTGAATCCAAGATCGAATCAGAAGGTAAATCTCTTTATGTGATGACTTGTAGAAATCTTCAGGCTCAATCTCGCCCTGGACCTCATGAATCAAACTGTTGTCTAACAAAAGAGCGCCAAGGACAAACCTCTCGCTTGGTATACTCTTTGGAAATGCTTTCATTTGTGGTTGCCTCTTTGTAGCGTCGGTCGTTGTTGTTGAAGTTCAGAACGAACCTCAGAAAGAAAGTCGTTTTTGATTTGCTCTTGCTGCTTGCCAGGGCGGAGCGAGCCAAGGTATCGCCAGCCGCCAACCACATCCAATGCCTTGTGCATTGCAGCATCAACGCTTTCAACACGATGAAGGCTGTCGGGCTTCGTGGGGTACGCTCCTACCAGGAAGACAATCTTTTCCCAAAGCTTGTGGTACTTGGTCTCAAAGCTGTGCTGTTTCTTGCCACTGAATACCCATTCATTTCCATTCCAGCGCTCGCTGGCGACAGTAACATTTCGGTCTACCTTGTCCCGATTAAGCAGGTTGGCAATGTCCATGTAGCCACCGCTTCTCCAACCATCGACGAGGTAGTCTCCCTCCGGGTACTCAAAGGCCATGCGTACTACAAGGACAAGATCGTCCACTGTGTGACCGCCCTTTAGAGCAGCCCTAATAATCTTTCTTCTGCCAGCGGTGAGCTTGTTGCGCCGTCTTGTTCTTTGAAACTGTGCGACCTCCCAAGCATCAAAAACAACTCGAATGTTCTCAGTAAATATATCTGATATTTTTGGGACGCTAACCACATTAACTTGGGACGGTGTTGACTCGTCCACAGCAGTGATTTCAGTAACTTGACTGTCTTCAGCGGTGTGTTCTTGGGACGGTCCAGTAATAAGCTTGGGACGTTTTGCTTTATACCGCTGCACAATAGTGCGGGCTTTTCTTTCGGTAATCCCCCACCTTTTCATAAGCTTTCGCCGTGGCGGTACGGCCCCTGTTTCAAGCTCAATAAACGCTAAGTCGATTTCAGCTAAGCGTGTAGGCCAGGGTCCCTCCATGGCGTCTCGAACAGCTTTCCACTCATCTACATCAATCAATACGCCTGTCGGTCCTGCCTCGTCGCTCATCTTCTCATCGGTCCTTCTCTGTCTCTAATCCATAGCGAAAACTGTTTTCATGTCAACGACTGTGACAACTCATGACATCTCTCCAAGCATCGACTTAAAGCCCCACATGGCGAGACATGCTGCATCTGCGATGCCATCGTGAGAGTTCTTCTTGCGACCCGGTGCAAGATCTAAATCAGGAAGACGCTGCTTGCAAAGCAGAATCGCCCGGCCTTTTCCAACACCTGGGACATCCCTAAGCACATCTTTTTGCCATGTGCTGGGATGAACAACGGAGAAAGGAATGCCAAGAGTTCCCACCGCGCCAAGCCAAAGTCCATAGCCAACCCCGATTGAAAACATTGAGGTGCGGCCTTGTCCTGGTCGGGCCTGTTGCTTCTCAATTGCTACTAGCTTGATGCCTTGAGTAGCATGAAGCTTAGTCAAGTAGTCACCCATGGCGGTTGCGTCGTACTCCCGCCTGGAGCCCTTACCTATGGGCACAGTAAACCTTGACTTGGTCAGCACCACATCACGCACAATGCCGTCTTCATCAATAGCGACGAGTGCGCCATCCTTCCCCGGATCAATCCCTACAAACAACATCGGTACTCTCCATAATTTCTGGTACAAGGTCATCAAACATCAATGAGCCTGGACTGACGCCAAGAAGAACGGACATCTCCTCAAGTCTTTGCTTTCGCGGAGCTACCTGGCCACTCATATACCGCTTTAAAAGCGAGTAATCAATGCCTGCCTCACGAGCGAAAGCTCTCGTACCAATGCCTTTAGCTTGGATAAGGTAATGGAGATTCTGACCAAAGATTCGATATGTTTTACTCATTGCAAAAACCTTATAGCAGATAGGGTGCATTTTGCACACCCACCCTTGACAGGGGGCATCAAATGCGCCAAGTTCTGAAAGCCGGACAGTTTTTGTACCTGCAACGACTTAAGATAAAACCAGGAGACAGGTCGTGTCTATTCTTCCAGAGCAGCCCGAGTCCCTTATGGACGACAAAACCAACACCAAGAAGGTTACTGACCCCTCGGTTCTTCTTACGATTGCAAATCGCATGGTTAACAAAGTTAAGGTTAACGAAAACCCAGAGCACCGCTCTAAAGAAATGATTGCTCGGTGGCGCGTAAGTAATCTACTTAGTGCCGTAGACGAGGCCACCTGGCACAACATGATTTCTGCTGCGCTTGACGGCCAGCGCAAGACGCTGCTCAACATGCAGCCAAATGGCGATTGGCAGCCAGCAGAATCTGAAGTAGAGATTCGAGAGGTAGACAACGAAGCTGTTCTTCTTCTTGGCATTCGTTGGACGGATGAGCGTGGTGAAGAAGACGTGCAGTACCACAATGGCGCACCCGCTGTGAACGTCAACGTGACAGCAAAGACAGAGCCCCAAAACAATGAAGCCACCCTGGCCTTGTTGAAAATGCTTGCTGCTGGTCAGCTTAGCGCAAACGAGGCGATTGCAAAGCTTGAGGGATCTATTTCTAAGCCCGAAGCAAAAGACGACGACGTTGAGATTAAGGCGGCTGTTGAGCCCCCCGCTAAAAAGAGCAACCCAAGAACCGGAAGGCGCAAGCTAATCCGTAAGACGCCTACTGCTTGAGCGGCGTTCGTCAGGATGAATCTTTTGGACCGACCCATCATTTTTAAGCATGCCCTTGAGTTCGAGGCTTTTGCCTCGGGCCAAGGCACGCTCTGGAACATCTCCAGAGTCCATTGCTTTCTGTGCATACTTGGCCGCTCTTGCGATTCCTTGATGGCTAATTTTGTCTTTCATAAAAACAGCATATCGCATGGAGGGTGTTTTGCCTAAACCTGATGGTTGGTACAAAGCTAGAATGAAAGGGCTTGGCGGTTCTGATATTGCCGCAGTCCTTGGTTTATCAAAGTGGTCTTCACCCATGGATGTGTGGGCAACAAAGCGAGGGCTTTCGGAAGAGCTTGAAGAAACAAATGCAATGCGTAGGGGCCGACTGTTGGAGTCAGCCATTGCGACTTGGTATCAAGAGGAAACCGGCCTTGAGGTTTTAGAAGGCGAAGAAATGCCTATCGTTGGACCCAAGCCGTTTATGCTCGCAAGTCCAGACAGGTACGTCAGTTCTGGGGATCATCGTTTCGGGTTGGAAATCAAAACGGCGCGTAGCGCCGATGGTTGGGGTGAATCTCTAAGCGCTGGCGTGCCTGTCTACTATGCAACACAAGCGGCCTGGTACATGGCCTGCACCAACATTGATCGATGGGACTTTGCAGTTCTGTTCTTAGTCAACGATGAGTTTCGTCGGTACACCCTTATAAGGGACAAAAAGACCGAGAAGAAGATGGTCAAGAAGTGCGGCGACTGGTGGAAAAAGCACGTTGTAGGGGGAGAACCACCCCCCATTGATGGCTCGCCTGCTGCTGACAAGTTTTTACAGGACAAGTTTGGCGATCCAAGCGAAGAGTACAGGACCGCTGACCCGGTAGAAGAAGAGCTTATCTTTGACCTTGATGATCTTCAGAGGGAAATCAAATCAATGAAGGAAAGAGAGGCCCTGCTTAAAAATCAAATCAAAGAGCGCATCGCAGAGAATGCCGGTCTCAACGGCATCTTTGGCACTGTTTCTTGGAAGATGAACAAAGGCAGGTCATCTCTTGATTCCAAGGCACTGCGTAAAGAACATCCCGAAATCGCAAAACAATTTACCAAGACCAGCGAACCATCGCGAATCTTTCGAATGAACATTCAACACAAGAGAGGCAACTAATGTCGAAGAACGAAATCGCTCAGAAACCAGTAACTAAGATGGACAAATTCAAGGACCTTATCAACGGTAAAATGAAGGATCAGGTGGCAGCCATCTTGCCTAAACACCTGACTCCCGAACGCCTGTGTAAGGTGATGATCGTTGAGGCAAGCAGAACTCCTAAGCTATTGGAGTGCAGCACCATTTCCGTGGCGGAGTCTATTATGTTGTCCGCTCAACTTGGGCTGGAGCCAGGTGGCACACTGGGCCACATCTACTTTATTCCCTACGGCAACAAGTGTACTCCTATCATTGGCTACAAAGGATACCTGGAGCTTGCTCGACGCAGTGGCCAGGTGGCCCGCCTCGACGCCCGTGTTGTCTACGAGGGCGAGAAGTTTGAAGTGACCGCTGGGTTACACCCCAACATTGAGCACAGTGTCCGTGGGGATGTAGACCGCTCAGACGACAAGATTGTAGCAGCCTACGCTGTTGCTGTTCTTAAGGACGGCTCGTCTTACTTTGAGGTGCTTTGGAAGGTGGACATTGACAAGGTTCGTCGTCGCTCCAAAGCTGGCCGTAGCGGCCCTTGGGTAGACGACTACTCTCGCATGGCTCGTAAGAGCGCCATCCGTGCCCTCTTCAACGGCGGCACCGTGCCCATGTCGTTTGAGCTTGCAACGGCTGTCTCTGCGGATGGAGATGATCCTCACGCAAAGATGCCTCCTATCGACATTACGCCAATCGTTGGCGAGGATGAACCCAAGGAGGTAAATGGAATGAGCGACCTTGGTGCGGCTCTGGCATGAAGCCCATCAAGCGCATTTGCTTCGAGTGTGACCACCGCTACGTCGGAGACGAGCGCTGTCCTAAATGCGGTTATTTCTCAGGCGAGCCCATTCCAGCAAAAAAGAACCCCCGGAAACGATAAGTCTCCGGGGGTTTTTCTTAGGCGTCTGCTTCCTCGCCCTCTTCTTCAGGGGCTTCAACTGGTGCGGCAGGCTCCGGGGCTGGCGTCTCTTCAGCCGGAGCTTCGACGGGGGCTTCTTCTGCTGCCTCCTCGTCGCTTGAATCCATTAGATGACAAGTGCCAAAAGAAGTCGAGATAACCACGACTCCTCCAATCAGGGCAACCCGAGGGTTGAGCTTCTTCCAAAGTTCTTTGAGCTTTTCCATTACGTCTCCTACGACAGGTCATCTTCGGTGATGAGGGTATAAGTAAAGACCTCAGCCTCCGATGCCTTCCAGATCTTAACCGCTTCCTCCCAGTCTGCGATTCGGGCAAAAACCTGGCAGCCTGCCGACCAGCGGTCCACTCGTGTAGAGTTGATCCCAGCATGATGCAAATTCACGCCGTAGAAGCCCTCAATACCCTCATCATGTCCATAGTCGAGGATGTTGTCTCTATTCCCGTCACGCCACACACGAATGGGCGCTGCCCTCTGGCAAAGCGTTTCGTACTTCCCACGGTGCATGTCCCACTTGTAGGCACGGTAGGAACCAGGCACCATGATGGCTGTACCAGCAGCACGACCGTAGACTTCAGGATGCTCTAAGCAATAAGTCCCTGGGTCCGTGGTGATTCTGTACTTCTTGTGCTGCCACAATCCGTTCTTCACCCACACCAAGTGCATCTCATCATCGAAGCTGTTGGCAATAGGATTGTTTGAGCGCACACCAATCGTGTTGATCTGGCCATCGGTGTAGACCTCGTAGCCTTTAGCTTTGAGCACACCAATGATGGCAGGGGGTTCATCTGACACTTCAGGCCT